GGGCGATTTAACCGATCTTGTAGCGCATGTGAAAGATATGGTTGCTTTGTCTCTCACTTCCGATGCGGTAACAGCTTTCCAACCCGTATACTAAGTATACGGCAAGGTAAGCTCCTTGTCCCCTTAGTTATAACTAGGAGATTTTCTTATGTCTTTAGACAAAGATCTGCAAGATGTATCCATCCTCAGCTTCTATGAAGCACTATCTTGTCCTCGCTCCCTGACCTGCTGGCTTATGTATGTTCATGGTGAACATACGCAGCTAGCAGATCTTGTATGGGATCCACTGTGTTACAACACAGCCCAAACGGCGGCGGATAGTCTCGCTGCTACGAAGTTCTTATCTAAAAGCGAATTCCTGAAGACCGGAAACGATCTGAAGAAAAACGCCCTTGATAAGTTCCTAGAAGCAGAAGCTCAGTGTCGAATAACCAATGCTTCTCTTTTAGGTCGTGAAGATAAGGATATTGAGCTTTTTAAGCTTAGTAACTTAACTCGTGACTTTATTGAAAGGATTCTTGGTGAATTCGATGCTGAAAGCTTTATTGATGCGTGCAATTGGGGTCCTGGCGCAACGACTAGTATCCGTCGTCGCGACAGTTGCTTCCCGCATAAGTTCGCGTCTGAGACGCGAATAACAAAAGTTTGCTACGACCTTGTCTCTCCTTGGTTTGAGTCCGCCTATCCAAATTGGAAGGTAGATTTTCAGATTGAAGACTGTTCACGGATCGTCACCGTTCCGAAGAATGCGAAGACTGATAGAACCATCGCCATTGAACCTGGATTAAATCTCTGGTTTCAAAAAGGCGTTGGAACTGTTATTCGACGCAAGCTTCGAAAATTTGGAGTTGATCTTTCGAATCAGACTCACAATCAGGAGTTTAGTCGTGTGGGAGCAAGATTTAATCATCTTGCAACTGTTGACTTTTCTTCTGCGAGTGATACGATTTCGAGACAGACAGTGGAGCATTTGCTGCCGTTACGGTGGTACGTGTTGCTAAGTTCGTTAAGATCTCCTTACGGAATGTTAGAGGGCTCTAGAATATACTTCGAAAAGTTTTCTAGCATGGGTAATGGCTTCACTTTTGAACTCGAAACACTAATCTTTTACGCCGCGGCTCTTGCAGTATGCAAGTACTTAAACGTCGAAGGTAGTATTTCGGTCTATGGAGATGACGTCATTATTCCTTCTCCTGCTTTTGATCTGTACGTATCCTTCTGTTCGCACCTTGGTTTTACGACCAACACCTCGAAAAGTTTCTCTCGAGGAAGTTATCGTGAAAGCTGCGGTGCGCACTGGTGGGACGGTACATGTATCAAACCTATTTTCCTTAGAAAGGAACTTAATGGCCA